ACTTGCTGTCTTAACATTTCAACGTGTTTCGCAATATGCTCTGCAACAGTTTGTTTAATTTCAAGTGGAGTTAAAGAATCCTGCATAAATTCTGTATGCTTCTTAATGTGGTCAACGTGGTCCTCTTCTTGTAACGGCTCTCCTGTGTCGCCTTGCAAGAAACGAGCATTCTCTTCTTCAGGAGTCATAATATTTTCCCCTGGCATCTTTGGAAGCATTCTCGATAATCCAGTATCATCAATTCTTTCAAGCAACCACTTTGTCAAAGCGTGAATCGCTTGAATGCCTTTTAATGTCTGCGGACTATATAAAGGATTCTGCATCAACAATTGATACGTTGCAATCCAAGTATTTACTTGAAGAGACTTGTTTGTGCTTAACACATTTGAAGTCAACTCGAAGTCTGGGATAGACTTTAATTGAAAGTCTTCAATATTGATTGGCTCAAACTTAAAAGGCTCTTCCTGGCTATCGCCGACAATTCTCATATACTTGTTTGGCGGCATATTGTCTCTATACAATAAATACCATCGACGACAAATATCCTTAATTGTCTCGTTCTTTCTTTTAATAATTAAATTTGTTCGTACGTTGCCTTGCTGAACAATTATCTCAGCTTTCTTTGCTGGAGCTCTAGGGTCAACAGTACTGTCCATTCCAGCGGCATAGTCTGAGATACCAAAAAGCAATTGTGTCCAGTTATTTACTAGCTGCATTGCTAAAGTAATCGCTTGGTCAGGTGGAGGGAGCTTTACCATATTTACAGAACTTGCATCGCTCGTCGGATACATATACCCGTGCTTGATCTTCATTGGCTCATTGCGCATATTGCCAGTCGGAGTGAAGAAACCAAAAGGACTATTTGAGTTCTCTACAGCTAAGATGAATTGATTAAGCAGAGCGTCATAACATTTTTGCAAATGCTCATTCATTGCGATAACGCCATTTCCAGCTCGTCGGCCCTCATCGTCTGGCATATAATAATCAACGCCAATAGGTCTCTGCTTTAATGGGAATTTATTCTTTCTTAACGCACACAGAGTGCTTGTCTTGATATGAACAATTGCGATAAACTCATCTTCTAATTCAGTGATGTCTTTTGCCTCAATTGGCGAAAACGACTTTTTAATTACATTCACTCTTAGATTTCCGTAAAAGCTAATAAACTCTTTTTCCCATTCACCTAGTGGAAGATTGTCTCCATCATAACTATCTTTATTGTTCTCTTGTTTATCTGAGTGCCCCCAATCTCTTATCTTATCTAGACAGCCGTCATACATCTTTCCAGATTTCATATCCTTCAATATGTCATCATAAGAAAATCTATCGATGAGCATTTCCCAATCAGGAGTTACTCCCATCACAGCATTTTCTGGAATGATATAATCTTTTCTAGAACGAACATCCAGCCTCGGACCATTGTATAAAAGCTTTGTCTCCTCGACTTCTTGATACAGAACATCACCAGTATCGGCATCGTATAGAGGCTCTTTCGGGTCTGCCGGATTCATTAGGATTTTTCTCTTAATCTCCGTGCCGTATTCCTTTACCCAAGAGACAACATAAGGAGTTTCGCCATTCTTTATTGACGAGTGAAATAATCTATCTGTATTAACAAAGAAGTCTAATTCGTTCTTGATTGACCAATTAATAAAGATTGAAAGTTTATTTATCTTTGAAATATCATTAGGTTCGGTCGGCAATACTCTGATAGGGTCTTTCGGAGAGTGAAACGTATTCATTATATTGGCGTGAGTTGTATCTACGGCGACAGTTGATAATGGACTTCTGTAATTCGGCATATCGCCATCATCGCCAATGACTTGCTTGCGCAACATCCGATATACTGCATCGTACTCGTCTAGCTTATCGCAAAGCTCTTTGTGTCGTGGTTGAGCTTTATTATATAAGTCGGTAATGTAAAGGCCAACTCTTTCTTGTTCTTCTTCAGACAACCCATCAACGAGAAAGCCTTTATTCTTTTTCCTTAGCTGCGTATAGTAATCAAGCTCGTTATCAGCTTCAATCTTCTTTACAGCTTCTTCGTTGCTGATAACAGCATCTTGATTAGGCAGTGCTTCTTCGTTAGTCTCTTCCATTATACCCCTCTTAGATAATGCAGCTCTTGCAACCTAATAGACATTAACTTAAGTGTCTTTGTCTTTAAATCATCGTTCGAGATAAAATGAATACAAAAATATTTAAACAAAAATCTATTTAATTGATGAGTTCTTATAAAATTCCAAAACTTAATCAAAGCTTCTCCAAAATTCCAGCAGGTATCTCAATAGGCGACTTCTTCAACACTTCATTCTCGTAATCTGTTTGCAACAATACTTCGTCAACTGCCAACTGCGCTTTACGAAGAGCCAAAGCTAATAACGCTTCGTGCTTAGTGCCAAGCGTCACCTTAACTTGATTACTCTCCGTTAACACGACATTCAAAAGCAACTTAGGCTCACTCATTTTCTTACCTTTCTTATCCAACAATAGCCAATAAGAGGACTCTTGCAAATTTCAATCACTTTATAATCTTCTAACTCGAAAGAATACTTATCCCCAACTACTTTTCCAGACAGCGCAACTAATCGTTCGCCTTTCTTCTCGCGCTTCTTCATGTTGTCGAGAAACTTCTCTGTCTGTTTGCTAATCATCATTTAATTTCTACCTTGGCGATAATATCTTCAGCGTTGACGATTGTATAGCTGTCTTGACTCTCACTCGTAAAGAAATCCGTACCAATGTATCGACTGATAAATATCGTATCACCAACCTTTAAAGACTTAACTCGAATATACGCATTAAACTCAATCAGCGCCTTCACAGCATCAACATCACCTTCCGATGCTTTTACGCTTAGCTTCTTTGCGATTGCTTCGGCGTTGCCAACTAACTCTTTATCAAAAAACGTATGGTCTGGAATTGCCACCACATCAGCAATATCTGTTGCCTTCCCGGCTGTCTCGTCTGGCGCGACAAGTAATCCAGAACCTAACTTATTTCCTACAACTCGTCTCTTACACAAAATCCTATTCCCATACGGCGTAATCTTCTTAGACATTTTTTGTCTTCCCTTTCATTTATATTTTAGTTGGCCGCTTTAGTCTTAATTTTTCTACGTTTCCGTAGTGACCCGTAAACTCTTTTTTCCCTTAAACACTGGTAAAAGAACTAAAAAGACAAAACGGCCGAAACTTTGATTTCTAAAATCTTGGACTTTCGGAGTCCGCTCTCATATTGTTTAAGGTCCCAGCCGAGAAGGTTATAGGGTCATTATCGCCTCGGGAGTTCTGGTCTTTTATTTCCGACAAACGGACATGTTTAATTATCTTCCTCGCTAGAAAAACATGGTTAATTACTAGCATCATAATATCTCATTATTTATACTTGTAAGGCCGTATATCTGAATACTTAGACATATAATATCCAAACTCCATCATCACAAAGCAATCTGCGTGGTCGGGGCTCTTAATTCCTCTCGCCTGCATATCTTCTTTGCTTTCAATGCGAAATCTTCCCATAGGGTCTCTATCTTTTGTGTGTATTGCGCAAAGCTGATTTTTAAGCGTCTCGTATTCTTCTTCTGGCAAACTTGCCAAAGAATATAAACCTTTCTCAAACTTCCTAGCGACAATCCAATAAAATTGAGCACGAAGGTTTTTAAACTTCTGATCATCCATTGCCTTAGACGCAGTGCCACCGTGAAAAGTAATATGTGGCAAACTAATGTTGTCAAGAATTTCATCCATCCCTTCACCGACACCATCACCATCAATAACAGGCGGCTGAGTATTTTTCTTATTGTATAAAACGGCGAGCTTGTTTGATGTTTCGTGCAATGAGATTCTTGAATATCCTGTAAGCTGTAGAATTGTATGCCCGTAACGGTATCCGACAACTGTTTTGTTTTCTCCATGTCTCGTTGCGATATCTGCTGCAACAACTCGCTCGTCTTCGTCTTCAACGTCTTCAGCGGTTTCATTGCCCAAGTGGTCAACTTTGCCATTGTTGACTCTCTTCCTTGCGTCTTCAACCCACTTGCGACTGATGAGCGTCTTTTCGCCTTCAACAGGGAACTCACCAAGCACGTGAATTTTATACCACGGGCTTTGAGTGCCATAATTAATCTTTTGATCTTCAATCCAATCCCTCGTAACAAGGCCAGGCACATTGCCATTAGCTTCTTGCCAAGCGACTGCTTCTTCACAGCTAATCGTGATCTTATTCCACTGGCTCGACTGGAAGCAATCATAGAACCTTCCTGACGCTTCCAACGGATTACCAATAGCAAGTACTCGTTCAGGGTGCAATGCCTCAACTGTGTCCCAGATTTCAGCCGATATCCCACTGGCCTCGTCCAACACCACGAGTAAATGTGGCGAATGAAAACCTTGCATCCGGCCAGTCTCGTTAGTAGAGATGCCAAGCGCAAAAAGATTGTCATTGAATTTAAGCTGAACATTTAACGGCTCGACTCCGATAGGGATTTTGGATTGGAAGCAATATGACCGTATCTCTTTCCAAAGAATTTCTTCCACTTGCGTGAATGTGGGCGCGGTAGTGATTACTTTCGCTTCCGTATGCGTCGATAACCAGTCCATCACAACGTCGGCTGCAATAAAAGAGTTGTGCGTCGGTATGCATGATTCCCCTGCTAAGTATAACTTTCTTTTGTTCGCTACAGATATGCATTTTACTCTTCTTTTCCCAACTGGAACTACTTGCGTTATAATCCGGCAAGTTGTCCTACTTATTTGTTTTGATTTCTTACTAGCACTTTTTCTTTTTAATCTAAAAAGCTCTTTATTTGTTGAAGTTATATATGCTTGGAATACGTCAATATTTTTCCCATTAAATACTATCTTCTTCTTCCCACACCAAACTTTTAATCCAAGCGTTTTTATTAATCGAACTGTCGAGTTAAATAAAACCTCATCGCATAAATCTATTTGAGCGCCGTTGAAACTTGAATGAAAACCGTCAGTGTCTAATATCCCTTGCAAAACTGATAATCTTGTCTGTTTTGAACATCTAAAAATAATCTCTGGAATCTTTTTCTCGTACAATACTCCTAGTTTTCTAAGTTTAGGACGAAGACCCTCGATTAAATATCCATATTTTGCAGAAGGAACTTTCCTTACCGTAAATCCTTCTGACTCAATTCCAATGCGAATTGTTTCAAAATCTTCATCGCTTTGTGAAAACTGACCACTACCTCGCGTACCATCCCCTAACCAAACTCCAAGTGTATAAGGCCAACTAAACTTTATCCACCCATCTATAGCATCGGCTAAAGGGATACTATAATTATTCTTACCGCGATACTTGCAATTCTCAAATAGCTGCTGCGTTGTAACTGTTTCTGTAAAATCCCAATAATTCCGGCAATCTGTCAACCCAAATCTTCTTGCTAATCTTCTTCTTCCTAAGAAACTATGAACATTCCACTGATGTTCTTTGTCCGCTATAATTTCAGACCTATCATCAAATATTACTTTATAACACTCTCTCTCATTAACATCAGAAACCCAATCAACTTTTACTTTCCATCCATACTCATTATAAACATAATCTCCACACTTTATTTCAGAAAGCTTCTTAATTCCATGCGTCGTATATATTAACGTATCAACATCAAGCGCTTTCCCGATCGTGTTGCCCGACTTGACTACCGTCCGCTTGTTCTTCCGCACTGACCATAATACTTCTTCCTGCTTTGACCAAAGTCTTTTATTTGAAAAATCGTAGTGTCTAGTTACTGGACTGTCTTGCCATCGCTTCAACACTGCGGCTATCATTTTTGGATCTTGCTGCAGCACTTAAAATTCCCCCAAGCGTTATTTGAATGCCACTTGGCATTTCAACTGCCTGAGGCATATTTTTAACACAGATTGGCTTTGCTATATCAACTTTCATCTGCAAAGAAGTACTGGAATCAAAAAGTGCTTCATTAAGCACTTCCCAACACTTATCGATGACATGCTGTCGCTTATTCTCAACAAACCTGTCTCGTCTACCGCTTCGTCCTCTTTTGCCAGCCATGATTTTAAAATATTTAACTTTTTGATATTAAAGAACTTACAAAAATTATTACTTTTTTTTCGCTGCTTTTTTAGCCTTCATTTTGCTTCCACATGCTTTTGCCATCTTAGTAGACCTTTCTAACTTTGTGTTGATAAACATATCTATAAAAAAAGAGCATTTAAGGTTTTTAGTCCTTAGATGCTCTTAGTGTTTTAATGGTTGCGCTTAGTTGGTTAAGCTATGCGAAAATTTTATTTTTTATTTATTTTAGTCTGTCCACCCATTAAGCACTGCGATAAGTTGTTGGTTAATTTCTGATTCAAAACAAACATAATCAATCATTAAAATAGCTTTGCCGAAATATTTTTTTGAATACGATTTTTTACTAGATTCTTTGCTCACTTCCTATGCGCTCCTACAAATTGTTTGGAATGCTGTCATGTTTTGTTTAATCACACGCATTGAATTTTTGCATTGGTCAACTTTGATTTGCGCTTGAAGGCGCTCGCGATTGGCTGTCTGCAATTCATCGTTTAAAATAATTAAAAGATTAGAATGTTCTAGTAAAAGTCTAGCTGCTGCGTCGTATTGAAGTGATTGTATCTCGTCGGAGGTCAAAGATTTTATCTGCATAATGTATTTTATATCATGTATTTATATAAAAGTAAACAATTATTTTAAAATAGTTTGATTTAGACAACTTTGTTAAAATTTTAGTTGACAGAATGAAAATTGCAATGTATTAT